AAAATAAAAGACCCCGAAGCGCGTAGAAAGAAAAAAGCGTTATTACCTTGCTTTACCGTTTCGGGAACTTTTAAAGGTAAAAAATCCAATGACCTGAAAGAGCATTCGGGCTACATCGCAATGGATTTTGACAACATCGACGATTTGGATGATGCACGCGCTGAATTATACGCTGATGATTACACGTATGCCGGATTCGTCAGTGTTGGTGGTTCGGGTTTGTGTATTATCGTGAAAATTGATGGAGCAAAGCACGCTGACGCATTCGATGCCCTAGAAAAGTATTATTTTACTAAATATGGTTACGCGTGTGATACGGCACCAAAGAATGTGAACCGACTTCGATACGCTTCGTACGACCCAGATCTTTATTACAACCCGGAATCAAATAAATTTGTTCAATATCTACCCAAAAAGAAAGGTAGAAAGGTAAAAATTAGACCCGTTATTGCCGGGCAAAATGATTTTGAGTACGTTATATCACAAATACAGCAATCAAAAATAGACCTTACTTCCGATTATTCCACATGGATTGAAATAGGTATGGCAATCAAAAGCGAATATGGAGAAAAGGGATTAGAATATTTCAAGATTATAAGCCAATATTACCCCGACTACAGCGAAGTTAAAACAGAGCGCAAGTATAACTCGTTCAGCGCTTCGGGTGGAACCACGATTGCAACTTTTTATCATCATGCCAAATTAGCCGGAATCGACATAAAAACACCCGAAACCAAACAGGCTACACGTGTGGCTACGTTTGCAAAGAAAGGTCGCAGGAATACCGAAAGTACGATTAAACAACTTGATGAAATGGATGACATTGACCCGAGTGTATCGCGTCCGATCGTAGAACAAGTATTCAGCAGCCCAAATCTGCCCCAAATAGATGATGAAGATGAAATAGAGTCGATATCCGAATACTTGCGCAGAGAATGCAAAATAAGATACAATCAAGTTACGCTAAAATATGAGATTGACGGAAATCCAATGGTTGACAGGGATTATAATTCAATATACCTACAGGTAAAAAGCATATTCCCAAAAGTGTCCAAAGAAATGGTAATCACTATAATAGATAGCGACAAAACAACGGTATATAATCCCGTTAAAGAGTTTTTTGCAATTCATTCCAATAAATCAGAAACAGGCTTGATAGACAAATTAGCTGATTGCATCATAACCCGAACCGGAAACAAAGAATATGTACGTAAGTTTATGAAAAAATGGATGGTTGGTGCGGTCGCTATGTGGCATAAATACCAATCTCCATTAATGTTGATTTTAGCTGGAACGAAACAGAACACAGGTAAGACACACTTTTTTAGGTACCTACTGCCTAACGAACTACAGCCTTATTTTGCCGAAGCTGAACTAACGGGTGATAAGGATGAAAACTTGATGATGTGTAATAAACTGATAATTCTCAACGACGAAATGTCCAACAAGTCAAGACGTGATATAACCGTACTCAAAAAACTATGCTCAACTAAATGGTTTAATCTCAGAAGACCATACGGGCGTAGTAATGAAGATTTTCGCAGAATCGCAGCGTTAGCCGGAACGTCGAACGACCTGGCATTGATTAACGATCCTACAGGAAACAGGAGATTGATACCCTTTGAGGTTATAGAAATTAATCATGCTCAATATAATTCAATAGATAAAATATCTCTTTGGGTAGAGGCTTATAATCTATTCAAAAATGGTGAACAATATGAACTTACAAACTCAGATATTGCTGAACTCAGCGAACAAACATCAGAGTTTTTGGAATCTTCACCCGAAGAAGAGGGGTTAATATCATTCTTTTACCCATCAGTGGAGAATTGCCAGTGGCTTACAAATACCCAAATAAAGTCGTATATCGAGATACGCACAAAACAACGATTATCATCCAAAAAGTTAGGCATGGAACTAATAAAATTAGGCTACCAACGAGAGAAGAAAAAAGTAAACGGGCAAGTGGTCAGCGCATATGGAATGGTTGAAAGTTCGGGCGTAATTGTTCATCGATTTTTGGAAGATGAAGCCCCGTTTTAGGTTGTAGGATAGAATCGAAAACAGTACAAAATATGACAAAATATGCCAAAACTAAACTAAAAACCGTCAGTACATCGGTACCGATAAGCGAGAGTTTTTGCCAAAAGTGCCTCTTTATCGTAAGCGACCATTAACAAAACCGTTAGAAAACAGTATTTAATAAAAACACACACTTATGAAAAATGACACCCTTTCTAACCTACAACCCTACAACCTAACCTACAACCTAACCTACAACCTCAAAAACTGCGTCTATTCTCTCTATTCTACTATTATTACTTAAAGGTTGAAGGATAGAAGGATAAATAGTAAAACAAAAGACATTCTGTAAATTAAATATTAAAAAACACCACTTTTTCACCATTTAATATTTTATTTTGGGAAAGTTAACAAAGTAACCTACAACCCTACAACCCTACAACCTTATGACCGAAGCAAAACTACAGGTAGAATGCTATACATGGGTTCATAATAACTATCCTGAATTACGCGGATTAATCTGCTACAATCTGAACAATTCGCGCAATAAAATAGACGGCAATTTAAATCGATCAATGGGATTACAAAAAGGTCGTTCGGATATGGTTTTATATGGTCATTGTACCGCTCGATTTATTGAGTTAAAATTACCTGGAGAAAAACAAACAACCGAACAAAAACAATGGCAGGCTAAAATAGAATCACATGGATTTGAATATTACGTTATCGAAACACTTGAACAATTTAAACACCATGTCATACAATTCTATAATCTCATGTAAACGCTCATTCACCGTCTACTGTAAGCGCGTTCACGGCGTAACCGATAAGATGATACTACTTGAATGGTTCAACGTCCTGAGCGCGAAATATGAAACGATTTTAGACTTTCACGTCGTTATCATCGAAGCGTATTGGAAGTACTTGCAAATAAACGGGAAATGAGTTAGTTTTGAATCAACCAACCAAGTAACCCCAATGAACGGCAAAGGCTCAAAACGACGACCGACCGACAAAAAGAAGTTCGACCGGAACTATGAGCGGATATTTGGGAAGAAAGAAGTAAAGCAAGAACATGCCAGCACCAAAAGGCAATAACAATGCAGAGAAATGGACAGAGCAACAAGCTAGTGAGTTTGTGGAATCCGTATTGGATTACATACAATCAAATTCCAGTTGTGTGTTCATTGGTGAGCCGGTTACTGAATTAGGGTACTACAGAGAACTTTGGAACTACATATCTGGTAAGTTTGATTTTCACACTATAAAAAGAGTTGAGTCAATTCTAGAAAGCAGATTGGTAAAAAGTGGTATATCAGGTACAAATAACGCGACTATGACCATATTTACGTTGAAAAATAACTACAATTGGCGCGATAAGACCGAAACCGAACACTCTGGCTCATTATCCCACGAAGCCACCGTTACCATAGTCAACAAACCGAATGCAAGCTAATTGGCTATATCAAGCCACTAGCGACGCTCAAACTCACATTGTCGTACACAATGGGGGCAGTCAGAGTTCAAAAACCTGGTCAATACTGCAATATCTGTTCATGACCGCGGCGAGCAAAAAAAACAAGGTCATAACGATCGTCGGTCAGGATATACCAAACCTAAAAAAAGGGGCTATTCGTGACAGTGGTAATATTGTACCCATGTCCAAATTTATCGAATCAAGGATAGTCCAGTACAATAAATCAGACCATACGTATCATTTCACAACGGGTAGTATCATCGAATTTACAGCGTATGATGATGGTCAGGATGCAAAGAACGGAAAACGGACTCACTGTTTCATCAACGAAGCGAACGGGGTCAGTTATGATATTTTCGAACAACTAAGAATAAGAACAAGCGAAAAGATAATCATTGACTTTAACCCATCCGCAGAGTTTTGGGCGCATAAAGTGCTTATGAACCGTGACGATGTGACATGGATAAACTCAACGTACCGTGATAACGAATTTATCGAGGACACGACAAAAAGCGCAATCCTATCCTATGAACCCACGCCCGAAAACATCAAACGGGGTACGGCGAATGAATACCGATGGAAAGTGTACGGATTGGGCGAAGTCGGACGGCTAGAGGGGTTGGTATTTCCGGACTACGAGATTACAGCGACCTTCCCAGATGAATTTACCTGGGAAGTGTACGGAATGGACTTCGGTTTTACAAACGACCCAACTACGCTTATCAATATCCGCTATGCGCACGGGGCGTTGTATTGGCGCGAACTTTTATACGAAACAGAGCTTACCAACCCCGATATATCACGGCGATTGGCGATTGTACACGATAAAAAGAAAATGATCGTGGCTGATTCGGCTGAACCTAAATCCATCAAAGAGCTTAGTGATTTAGGGTGGTGGATTGAACCAGCCGAAAAGGGTGCAGATTCCATCAATCAGGGTATTGACGCAATCAAACGCTATCCGATATTCATCCACACCAAAAGCAAGAATCTTATCGACGAATTTGGAAGCTATACATGGGCAAAAGACAAAAACGGCAACTCCACGAACAAACCGATTGATAAATTCAATCACGGAATTGATGCCGGGCGTTATGCCTTGTCCAAACGAATTTTATCAGAGCGAAAACCCCTCCAGGCTAAGCTCATCTCGTTCTAATCCAAAATTTTTGATACATTTATATTTTTTTATGTAACTTACGTAAAACCAATTTAACGCACTTCCATTGCTCAGCGTAAAATCAAATGCATTTGACCAGCCGGATGTTTCGGTAATCACGCCCGTTGATACCCATTGCGGACGTAGCAAAGATATGTACGTCGTGGTCATAAACGATTACGGTCGGTATCAGCATATCAGCGCCTATTGGGACGACATCATCAAAAAATGGCGACACACATCCAACGGCGACCCTATCTATAACGAAGTTGTACGAACCCTCCAAAATGACGAACTATGAAACATTTTTGCGAAAACCGAAACCAAGTCTGGATTGACAACTGCGACAAATGGACATTCACGTGGGACCAGTACACGGGGCGTTATATCGACCGTGACAAGATTACCAAATACCTACACCGAAAGTTACAGCGTGAGGGCGCTAAGGCATATGAATCGAGAATCAACGACCCCGACCCGATTATGCACTTCGCAACGGCTGTTGACACAATCAACGGACTGATAAAAGATTATTCGAGGCAATGGGGCGAATTAGGCGACCCCGAAAAAGAGGGTACTATTTCCTTTTCGCTCATGCGTGACGCAGATGGAAGCGGTACGAATTGGGATCCATTTTTTAAGCGTGTTGGCATCAAATTGACCGCACTTAATACCGTTTGGGGGTTGGTTGACGGGGTTATGAAAGATGAAAATGACAAGGTAACAGGTAATGCAAGTATCAAAATCATCAATCCACAATCCGTAGTCGATTTTTACCCACAAATAGGCACGCCTCAACAAGTTTTGGTAAAAGAGCATCGGGATGTACGCACCAGTATCGAGCAAGAACCCGCGATGCAAGATGTGTTTACGTTGTTCACCCTGGACGGGTGGAAGCGTTTTGTCGTGACCGATGGTGTCGAAACGATGCTTGATTCAGGCGAATATGAATACTACGAATCTAGCAGACGTGACGTTAGAGTGCTACCGATATTCAAGGTTGAATTACCGTTACCGCGCATGATTGGGTATCTATTGGCAAAAAAACAGAACCACATCTTTAATTTCAAATCGTTACGTGCCCACGGCG